TACACATTCTTTGCGGCCTAGGGGATGAGTATCAGGTTTAGACTTGAGCACATGCGCCTTGACATTTTCCATGTCTTGGATACGCTCTTCAAGCAGTTGTTGAGCTATCATAGATAATTTTTTTGATGTTAGATTCGCTACAATTGTGTATCTTAGCAAGCTTGCCAATAACGGAGGCTTTGGTCATTTCTCCCTCCTTATAAAGCAGGGCAAACCCCTCTCTGACTTCTTGATGCATTTTTTCTCGATATCCCATGACAACAAATGTATAAATAATTAATTGTTTATACAACTCGTATACAAAAAAGGTTACATTTTAAGCACGAAATAAAAAAAGACTTGGCATTAAACGTAACTTTCCCTATGTTTGTCCGTATACTACTATATAACCTTAAAAACTTTGTACTTATGGAAACCACAATTAAAATTACCAACGAAAACCTTCACCACGAAAAAGTAAACAATGTAGAATTAGATTTTACTACCTGTGAAAATGGATCATTTAGAGGTAATGTAACCATTGAAGAGGAAAATGGCCAAACAAGAACGATTTCAGGACAACATGGAAGCCATGATTATGAAGAAGAATATGGCTTTGTAATAGAATAACCTCGGTGTTTTCACAAAGTTCACCGTTGGACAAACCGACCCTCGTATCTACCCGATACGGGGTTTCGGCGGTGAGAAACCAAAAACTTTGTACTATGATATCACCAAACTTACACAGAAAAGAAAAGATCACAGAGGAAACGCCAAGATATATTTTGGTTAAAGTACAGGCTCAAGTTGAGGTTCCTGATGAACTATATTCTGAATACAATTCTGGTTATGATAATGTCGGGCCCCCTTGTTACGATATTCTTACTGAAGAAGAATTTGCTAACCATCACGATCCTGAAAATGACAATGAAATTTTATGTGAACTATCAACTGAATTTGCACTGAAACATATCAAAGCAGTAAACAACACCTACGGTAAAGGAATAAATCCTGAGAAGATAGGGGAAATGGTTTCTGACCTAAGAAATTTTATAGACAACAACGAAGAGCTTTGCGGAGATGACTGTGAATATTTAGATTCTCTGATAGAGTCAGTTAGCGAATAAGGATGAAATTAATTACTAAACATCTTAAGTCCTTAGGGTTAATTTTCTCTTTACCAGAGCCCTTAAAGAGAATGGCAAAAGAAGGATATGAAATTAATTGCAAGATACGGGTATCATACGATGATTTAAAATCAAGAGTAGGGGAAGTTAAGGCTGACGAGCTAATCGCTAAGTTTAGAGACGAGGCTTTTACTGGCCGTGAGGTAAACCATAAATATATGATCCGTAAAATGGACTCTTATGAAGAATAAAATTAGACTAGCAATTTCAGATATTAACGATCTTAAATTACGTTTGAGATCACTTCGTAAACAAGATTTAGACAAGGATTTAACCTCCTCAATTGTATTTCTTACAAGTTCCAAAGATTGCCTTGAAAACTATCTTAAAAAACCGGAGGACAAGTAATGGAAGATAACAAACCTAAAAACCCACAAGCGTTTCCTGTAATAAATCCAAATTATGACGGAAACTGGAATAAAGAAGCTCATATCAAAGGAATGACTCTTAGAGATTATTTCGCTACAAAGGCTATGCAATCGTTTATAATAAACGCTGGATATGGAAGTATTGATTTAAAAAATATTGCACAAGCATCATATCAAGCAGCTGATGCCATGTTAAAACAACGAGAGGAGGATCAATCATGAGCGAACTATTCGATGAGTTAAGCGAGGCTCTCCAACCTAGAAACCTGTTCCCAATAAGCAAAAACATTCCGCTTCCTAAAAGAAAGGAGTCTCCTGAGCACCATTTTTTTCCCCTTCACTTAATGGATATCGGGGATAGCTTCCAGGCTTCAGATATTTATAAACAGGTTGATGCCTCCAAGATCTTAGCGCAAGTGTCATCTTGGGCTTTTAAGCAAGGAAATGAATATAAATTTGTCGTCCGTAAGTTTAACGGCGGGATTAGAGTTTGGAGGGTTGAGTGATGAGTAAGCAAAAATTTAAACGGGGTAACCTAGTTCGCGTTGCAAAAAACTTAGGGGATATGATGTCTCATTTTAGAAATGATGCGGATGCAATTATTTTTGGAAGCTATGCCGATCAATTTGGTGGAGGGGCACAGCAATCTAAGTCCTATACTTTAGTATTTATTGAGGACGGAGGCCAATCGTCTTGGTATGATGAAAATCAGTTAACATTACTGGATGAAGGAGGGGAACACCTTTTTGATGAGGCCAATAAAAAACGAGAAGAAATCGAAAAAAGAAATATAACCTTAGAGTATATTTCGGAAAATATAGAGGGAGAAATAAGTAGCCAAAGTATTCTATTCCTTTTCGAAATGCTAGGCCATGATTGCGCGTTTAATAGAAACGGAGAATTTTATTGCATATTCTCAGACTGGCTCCAATTGCAGCCCGTATTCCTTCATATTTTTAAATCAGAAAGCACAAACGAGGCTAAGACAATCTTTACCGAACAGGGATTGAAGATGTATGATATAGAGCCAGTTTATAAATTTTTTAATCCTAAACCAAATGAACGAAACCTTAGCAAAGATAGCTGACAACCTAACATGGTTTAAGCATCATCCGAAAACAGATGTAAGAAGACTGGCTTTAAAAAATCTAAAAGAATTAACCGAATCAATGCCTCAAAACGATCTCACAAAGGAAATGCTCACCAAACTTGAAGCAATGAAATACGATGGTTTTGATCAAATCAAATGGCTCCGTTGCCGGGAACTTAAAGATCGACTTACGGTATTAGCTAATCCTGAACTTTACCCATGAAAAAATGTAAATGTAAGCCCTGTAAAGAACAAAAAATAACAATTACCACTAAGGTTATTTATACTGATAAGATCACAGAGGACATGATTACCGAGCGTGAAGAGGGGTATAAGCCCAGATGGTTTCAGCTTAAAGAGCCAACAGAAAAAAGCGCATTCAGGAAAGCTATAGATGAAGCTCCTGTTTATTGGGGCCAAATAGACGAGGACGGCAACCTAACTTGGATAGGCGATCCCCCGCCCAATTCTGATTAAAGCCCCTTATCCGGATCCGTCTTGGTCTGAGTTCTGCCAGCAACGAAAAATATACCTCCAGCGATCTCAAGTACTCGCATAGCTAAAACGTAGTATATCCGGTGTTCTTCAGGCAGAAACTCTATTATTTCAGCCTTTGTGAATTCCATCGTTACACCAAATCCACCAATTACAAGCCCAACTTTAGCCAGCTTGCGACCAACCTTTGGGGTCTTGGCATTGAATAACTTAAATAGCTTTTTCATGACTCTTCCTTTTTTAGATAATCCTCTGGATCCACGTAATTCTTACCAGCATCCTTAATTCCATAGTGCAAATGCGCTCCAGTTGACCGGCCGGTGTTCCCTGATTCGGCAACAGCCTCTCCTTGGCCTACCCTATCACCAGGCGAAGCCAAATATTTGTTTAAATGGCACATCCTACTTTCTAAACCATTATCATGTAAGATGATCATGGTCAGGCCCCCGAATTGATTGTCATAAGTAGATGTAACTTTTCCATCGGCCGGCGATACAACCGGAGTTCCTTCTGCGCAAGCAATATCGATCCCATTGTGAAATCTCCCTTTGACTCCAGTAACCGGATGCTTTCTATTCCCATAAGGGCTGGATATTCTTCCCGGCGCTGGCCATATCATTTCTTGGTCTTCCATAGCAAATACCTTAATTTTATAATTTTCGAATGCAGACTTAGTTTTAGGACCGGCAATACCATCGATAACCAATCCGTATTCGTAACTGTTTAAAAAGATCTGTAGCTTCTTAACCATCTCCATTCAAATTAATCTTTTTTTTGATGTTTTCAATATCGGAATCGTGGTTATTAATTTTTTTCTTGATCCAGGAATTAAACTCCTCTTGCTGCGCAAACGCTTTTTTACCAAGAGCCAGCTGCTCATCATATTTCGCGTTCCGCTGTTTCCATATCACCCCAATCATAATAGAAATCAATGTCCCAAAAAAGACAACTATTCCGCCAATTATTGACAGCAGGGTTACGATCGATATTCCCCCCGACTCCATTACCAACGGCACTTGATCCATTTGTTCTGTTCGTTTAAATAAAAGAATTTAGTCTTGTCCTCGGATGACGGAGCAGCCCGGTAAAGAACTCCCCTTTCATTCATGTAATATGTTAATCCTGTAGTCGTGTCCACTTTCAAGCCAACATCATGATATTTACAATATTCTTGCAGTGCAGGATAGTAATCTCTAGTAAAATTGCCGATCGAGTCCCTAGTATTAGCATATCCCTTAATCACTTGTACGAGCACAGGGGCCACAAGTTTCTGATCCCTGTTTAATCCCTGGGCAACCTTCGCCTCAAGGGTCCCGGTCTTATCGTCATGATGGTTTTCAATTTCCTCCTGGATGATCACCTTCATATCCGGAACAACGAACCGGTTCCAGAAAACACCTGCAGCGGTTGTGAGAAGACCGTAATTAGCAAGTATTATCAGTGTCCACTTTACTATTGGATTAACTGGTTTCCTTTTATTCATTAGGATTGCACTCCTGGCTTTTTAGCTTCACTCATCATCTCAGTCTTTTTCTTACTGCCGGTTGAACTTCCAAAATAGAACGTTAGAATTAGCGTGTCGGTGGTGGTAAGAAACCCGACAATAATCATTGCGATATTTTTATCAATATCAACGTTCTTGTGCATCAATAAATAGATGAAAATAAAACTGGCTAACGACCAAAGTACCGCCAATATTGAAGTAATATTTTGTTTTATAAATTCGTTCATAACGATGGAGTTATGCTTATAATAACTGTTTTATCAGCTCCAATTTTAGCATCTATCAATTCACTTAGCCAAGTCATCACGATAATCCCTGCGTCTGTTGTCTCGCTTGTAGTGACTCCGCTAAAAATAGATTGATACTCTGCCTCAGTTAATTCCTTTACAAAGCCTTTAGGAAATTCTTTAATCCATCCCTGAAGAGGTTGAGCTCCAACCTTTCCTGCTTGAGTAACATCAAGATGTAAGTCAAGATTAAAATGAATTTCTCTTTTCATTTTAGCCGTACCGGAACTATCGATCGGAGTACTGATAAAGGTTGTCTTTGTGGTTACAACCGAACTGTCTGGAATGGGCAAACCAATACCCTGAGTCGTTAAAGTTGTATCGATTCGTATTTGACCGAATGAACTTACTACAATTAAAAGTGCAAATGATATTAAAAGAAATATTTTTTTCATAGTTGTAAAGTTAAGGAACTGAATCCAATTGTATATAATATTCAACACCGTTAATAAATATCGGTATTTTATGTGAAGGCGTAAAGGTGCCAATAGCCTCAACCGCCTGTTCTAAAAACAATCCCAATGTCGCCTGAGCATCTCCGACAGTAGCGTCTTGTGAAAAAATCTGAATAAGATTCGCTATATCCCCAGCCGGAGCGGTTCCGTTTAATATTGCAAGTGTATTTGTAGCGGAGCCATTTGCAGCGGTATTCCCTAACGCAATATTCTGACCATTGGTAACACTTAAAATTTCAACCGGATTAGTTGTACCGATTCCAACATCACCGCCCTGTTCAATTCTTATCCTTTCGGTTACCCCCGTAGCACCTGTATTAAATGTTATATCGGTATTGAATCCTGATAAATTAAGGAACTGATTTGCATCATCAACAAAAATATCAGCCCTTGTAAATAATCCATTAGTTCCTAATGCTATGCCTGCATCTAATAAACCGGATGATGTTATTCTCAAGGCATCAATTCCACCACCAATTAAATCTGTTCTTGTAGGCGCAGAGGAAGTTCCTACGCTAAAAACACCCGTATTTGCTACCGCTGGATTATTTATTCCAACACTACTGGTTTTTAATGTTAATACTTCTGATGCGCTTTTTTGAAAATGAAAATTAGCATTATCTGTTTTGAAGTAAATTTCCTCATCTAAAAACCCGCCCGTTCCATCACCTAAAAATTGCCTGTATCTTGTCGTGCTTCCTCCGTCTTGAGAAAGTATTATATGATTGTTTCCTGCCCCAAAAATATGTAAAGGTGATCCTGGTGCTGAAGTTCTTATACCGACCCTTTCGTCATCTCTTACAACCAGAGTGTTACTTGACCCTGTTGAATTATGAACTTCAAAAGCGTTTGTTGCTGAAGTCGCGCCATTTCCATTAATTTCAAGCTTTGCATTAGCTGTAGTACCCCCGGTAATTGTGGAGGCTAATAACATATCGCCCGAATTATCCAAACGAAGCCTGTTAACATTCCCCCCCGTTCTAAAATCAAATCCCCTTGGATTCCCTACGCTGGTAGTTAATTGATCGAAAAGGATAGCCCCCATTGTGGTTGTTAAATTACTACTCCAAAACAGTCCAGACCCTCTTGATGTCGAAGATTCATTATGTTGAAATGACAAGTAGGCTGCATCGCCATCTTCTAAAGTGAGTAATGTTCCGGCTAGAACAGCCGCATCAACGGGCGCTGTAGCTCCGGGGATAACATGTAAATTAGAAACTGGCGTTTCTGTTAAAGTGCCAATTCCTATTAAAGTTTTTTGAGCTATATTAATGCCAGTTGTCCTAATGCCGATTCTCGTTGTATTACCGTTTGATCTAAGATTTAAAGCATCATCTGCGTGATTGTATAGAACCGCCCCCCTAAGATTTGAGGCTTGATCTCCAAATAATACAGCGGCGCTATTTCCTGAGCCAGATAAAACACTAACAAAACAATCTCCTGTTTTATCAACTGTTAAAACTGTTCCAACTAAAGGAGTAGTTCCTGTCACAGTACCGCCATTTATGTGCATAGTGGTTAAAGGAGCAGACGTACCAATCCCAACTCTCCCATTTGAAGCGTCAACACTGAATGTTGTTCCGTCAACAGAAAAGGCGTCAACCGCACTTGCTGTAAAGTCTAAAGTAAACCCTGTTTGAGCTACAGTTCTGTTTCCAGAAAGCGATCCGTTAATAGCATATAATGTAGTTACTCCAACAGAATTCGGATCAACCCAAGTGGCATTACCACTTGCGTCAGTTCTTAAAATCCTGTCAAGCGTTTCATTTCCATCTACATACTGAAACGTACCGACTAGATCAAGCCCTGCCGAAGGTGAAGCCGTTCCAATTCCGACTATACCTGTTACAAGAAGAGTATCATCAATTGTAAGATTCCCGGTTCCGGTGTTAAAAATCGTATCGACTTTAACAACCCCGTCGACTCTGATGTTACCATCTGTGACTTCTTGTGTATCCGGAAACTGAGCAGAAGCCCCGCCCCAAATAAGTAATGCAAATAATAATCCAAATATCTTTTTCATTAGAATCCTTTTAATAAATTCAATCTAACTAACCATACGGAACCATTCCAAACTTCAATAACAAAATTGCCCGATCCGTTAACGCGTTCTCTCCAATCACCAATCTCATCTGCTGTCAAATCAGTATTTCCCGATGCCTTTTTAGATTGAACAAGTCCAAACGGAAGCCTTTGCGTGAGCAGGGCCTGAGCCTTTGCCTTTTGGCTATCATAGACATTAGGACCGGTCGAAATTAATACGGAAACATCGATTAAATCAATGTCACCTTCTATGACTGTTACCTCAGTTGCGTAGTTTGATATTTCTCCGGCCATAATGCTAAATTAAAAATTTCTTTTTAGAATGTCCTGCTTTTTGTCCGTGAACGTAAATTCGAATATCCCCTTACGCGATTGACTAAAGTAAGTGGCGTCTCCATAATCCTCCGGATAAACCTCAAGCTGTCTATAAATCTCAAAATTGAATAAATTGTAATCAGTTATGAAAACTTTATTTGCCAAAAAGTAATCGTATATCATCCTGTTAGCAGCTTTGGAATTCAATAACTCCGTATTCAACGTGTATACATTTCGAACCGAGTCCTGTACCTGGATGATACTTCTGGATCCTGACAAAAGGTTTTCTGTAGTGAACTTGGGCTGCTTATCCCAAAATTTACCGGGTATACGGATCGATTGGAACCAATTGAGGTCGGTATAATCAAATTGGCTGCTTTCTATGTTACCGTTCTGGAAGGTTTCAATCCTCACAGTCCTATCTGCAGTATATTCACTAAAAAGCGTTAGATTGAATTCATTTGTAAATATCTGTAGCGGCGTCCCCAAGATAACCACATCGGCTCTAACCTGATATATCCCAGAGCCATGCGCATCTAATACTTTATTCCAATCAATCAGAAAGCCCCTATACAATGGCTGTGGAACAAGCGATCCCAAAGGGAAATCAGTTCCCAGGGCAGAGCCAGTCAATACGGCAATGTCTAATCCATTTCTAATAAGATTGATGGTTATGGTGTCGGCCGGATCAAATAATCGATATAAGGTAGCCGTCTGATCGTTTTTGATGGTATCAGATGCATCTGCAGGAAGTGTTGCAAAAACAGGTTCCTGGTAATCACATTCAAAATTACAAAAGCAGAAATCTAATATTTCCTCTTCTACTATTGATGGTACCGGACTCGCCTCGTCTTTAACGGCCAAGTACTTAAGCACCATGGGCGCTGAGTTTGTTATCGTTTCAAGTATTGCCATCTAATTCTTTTTACCAACCAAATATTGTTGGAGTACAATTCTCCAAGTTTTTAAATGTTGTTCCATCTTCAAGTACTTTCGGTGTTATTGTATCTTCTTTTATCTTAGTACAATCATCACCAGGTAACAATCCCGCTACGCTACCTATACGCGCCGAGAACTTATATGTTTTATTCAGATCAACTAGGTCTTTATTGATTCGACATTCGGTAATTAGTTTACCGGCATCGGGACCCGTTCCTAATACTTTAGTAACAAAGGACTCCCCGGTTTTTGGTAACAATATGGTATCGGTTCTATTGGCCCTTACCGAACTTACCAAGGAAGGATTTCCGGATGGAGAATTAACCTCCTCTAATCGGTGCACAACCCAAAAGTCTGAAACAGATACAAAAGGAGCAGTATGGGACCATGTTACTCTAAATATTGTATCGTCACCGGTTAAGATATTGGTACCGATATCAAAACCAGCAAGCGTATGCCTCGAGATTGTTCCTACAAAATCTCCCGGCGTATCACCATCATCATCGTAGGGTCTAACCTCACCTGAAGCAGACGAGAATTGATATTTAGTAGTTACGTCACCATTTAAAATATCAAATTCAATAAATGCACGTAATTCGTAACCATTCAGTAAGTTATAATTGGAAGCAAGCTTATTAAGATTGTTATTGGGCTTGGTTTCATCATAGAATATTTTATTGGCCCCAGGTAATGCCAACCAATCCTGCCAGGGAACTTTAAAGCCGATCTGAACATCATAGAACTGATCATCTCCGGTAAGGATATCCGATTTGAAGAGAACCTTATTAAACTGGTCATCGTCAGGTATTTGAAACCCCCTGATAGTATCCAGATTCATTTTCTGTACAAAATCAGATCCGGAAGGAACTATTACTGATGTATCGATCGATAAATCAAATTTATCTAATTCAAATATATCGCCGGTCGAAGGATTGAAAGCTACAAATCGCTGACGAGCTCCGGTGATTGTAGATTTCTTGGTAATATCCATGTGCGACCGGAAATCGATAACAATCCCATCCTCCGGCCATACCTCAAGGCTGGTCGCTGCGGTTCCAACATTAATGGTGTGCGGATGATTATAGATTTTGAACTTATCCAATATCATAAGATCGGGGATATCCGAATTTTTCACATAATTCGTAAGCTGGCCTTTGACCATTACCTTATCCGACAATACTGTTGTAAGGGACGGATTGCCGATATTAATAGTAAGCAAGAAGAGATTAGTATTTGATAATTTGGTCTGCTGCGTTACAGAATAAGTTATTTTAAATACCGCCTCCATTTCAGTGGGGCTAATAATAGATGAACTGATATCGGTTATAATTGTTCCTGATACGGTCGAGCCTCCGAGTAATTGTCGCTTAAGTTCATAAAACCAGACCGTCTTAAAATCATCAGTGTTATTAGTATACCCAGCTTCTTGAGGTAAAAATGAATGGTGCACAACAAATGGATCGGAAGCGGTGAAGGTTCCAATAGTTCTGGTAATCCTTATTGTAACCTTAGTCGTCTTATCCACAATCAATCCATTCGCGGCCAGAGCAGTGGCATCATCTTCGTAAGCGATTGATTTTAATTTATAATTTGGATCGAAGCCATTAAAGTTTTCATCAAGCCCCCCGACATCGCCAAGCTGAATGGTATCAAATCCAACCTTACGACTATTGATATTAGATAGCGTAGTTCTGAATTCAAACCGCCCGACAAACTTAAGCGACTTGTTTCCCAGAAGTAGATCCGGATTTATTCCGGCATTAATATTGGCTTCGTCACCCTCCTGGTAATATGGAATGATGATATAATCATGTTCTAATGTGAATCTTTGAACATAAGTACTTGGATTAGAATCAAAAGCAACCTTTACGCTTCCGGTGACCCAGCCCTTAACGGTGCCTTGAGGGATCCCGTCCTGAAGCGCAGTACTTCGCGGACCGCCAAGGCCAATATCAGTTGTGTAAAATGTTTGATCTGAATTATCAAGAATACTTTTAAAATTTGGTGTAGCTGAGTTCTCGATAATCCCATAGTTATATATCAAAGAGGTTAAATCAGTAGTTCCCCTCAACTGTATGTTAGCACTAGTAAGTTCACCTAATGCCGATCCGTCAAAAAATAATGTACTTCCATCATTAGAAATTCCTGTTATCTCCCTGCCTAACGCAACCAAGTCTCCTTGAAAATCAAAGGTATCTCCAACGGAAAAGCCGTCAATTAGAAATGATCCCACATCAATGAGCTCACATTGATTACCTGCTCCGGTCGCTCCATCACTTACCTTTATCCTTTTGGATGCAGTCGATTCAGTACTCCACGATACATCAATTTCGAGAACCCGCTTAGGATTATCCATGACATTACCTGCCTGATGCGTAGCGAAATCGCCCGTATTTGACAAGTAATCTTCGTCGTTTTTTAACGGGTCGAAAACCTTTCTATTACTTACAAGAACATCAACGGGCATCGTTCTTTAACTTATTTATAGTTTCCATTAATTTACTACTATCCATACTCTTCATGGCCCCCCTAATGTCGGTCATGTGAGAACGCATTTCATCCCTCTTATCCTGTGGAATCTGATCGAGCATTTTATTGGCATAGTCCAAATTCTCATTTACAAAATTCGCATTATTATCCAATAATTTGTTCAAATCTTTTAATGACTCATGTACATTCATTATGCTTCGATTAAAGTTTGCTGCAAGTTTTCAGTATACTTATTCTCTATCCAAAAATCAGCTTTAGCACTATCCTTGCTTACGTTCCATGTGAATTTAGTTATTTTACCAGTTCGCCCATCTGCAGTTGTAAAGTAATTATTATCAATAAGAGTAAGAAAATCCTCAAGACCAAATCCAATCCCAACATCAGTATAAATTTTTCTTTGCTTTTCAAAATCATTTTCGACAAACGATTTATAATTATGATATTCTTCCCACAGATGACGAGCAGACAATTGGTCCCGATGATTTTTTGGAAGCCTGGAATTTTCTATAACAATCAATTTAGCTAAGTTGTGGATATTATTCCATTGTTTTAACATTCCTTTACGACCCTGGATTGCTCCGGCAAGAGAAAAATTACCGCCAAATAAATTAATTATCTTATCAGCAGCACTGGCCAATAATTCTAACGCCTCTTCAATGTCGGTTAATTCATCCTTCCTGTTTCCTAGAGCCAGATTGAAGCGTGTCTCGTCAAGGTTTTTGATCAACACGAACTTATCATTTGTAATAGTCTTGGGAGTAGTAATAACCTCGAAATTGGCACCGGTAAAGTTTTCAATTGTCCATTCGTCGGATGTATCGGTTTCAAAGGCCAGTAATATATTTGCCTTGAGCTCATCTGTATTATACCTGGTTATTTCCTCAACATCTATAACATCGGGAAGCACATAATTTGATGTTTTAACCCAAAAGGGATCGTTTTCCGGCCTTAAGTGGACCACATCGTCAATAATCCTTGTCTTAGCTAAAAATAGTCGCTCACAAAGCAATTTAAGCTCACCCACTGTATAACCAAAATCACTGGTATTTGGGATCCCGGTTTGAACGGACTCCTCTTCGGTTGGCTTGGATGGAAGATAGAAGTAAGTATCTAGCTCAGGAATATCTGATGAAAATTCATGTCCCATGTGCAGGAATCCAACCTCAAGAAGCTTTCTTAGCGAAGTAGTCTTATGAGTCCTTACAGGAGAAAATAATAATTGCACCAATTGAGTGACCAGGGCGATTATGGCTATTACCAACAACACAGCATAAGCTGCGTTTAATAAGGCAATAGCTATGGCATATAGTATTGAAGCGAGACTCCCGCTAACTCCACCGGCGAAATGGGCGGCAACATTGGAAACAGCATCTGCAGTATCTCTTACCGCTTCGGCAAGCTCCTTGATCATTAGATAGGTGGTAATTCCTATCATTAACAATTCAAGCGGATTAACCGGCTTTTCAACTACGTATTTAACTGGGGTGAAATCTGATGCGGTGATTAAGCCTTGATCGAAAAGAAACCCGTAACTAATGCCATCGGCCCGTTCCTGAAATGAAAGCATTTGAGATGGATCCACTAGTCTACACTCTGCTTTGATCCCTGCCGTCTGCCTATAATCTTTGGTTAGATCTAAGTACCCGTTGATGGCGTCGAATGAATCGGTATCGTTAAATATTCGCAGTACTGCAGGAAGCCCCTCGAAAATACCAACCCCTTTGCCGGTGTTACCGTCCTCGATATGTTTAATAGCAGCCTGGGCAGCATTATTAACTAAAGTAATTTTTTCAGTACTTATGGTCGCGTTATCGGCGTCATCAAATGAAGCCTTGATTTCTATATCTGGCCATTCCTCCGGAAGCAGTACTTCCTTGCCGGCAATCTCCAAAGCACCTTGCGCATACTTAGTCAAATCGCCTCCCTACTTTAGATTTATTGACAACTGTTTTATCCTGAGATTTATATATCTCTAAAACTAAACGCTCAAATTCATCATAAGTCATATTAAACTGAGTCATGCTTCCAGGGATAGCTCTAATAGAAGCATCCAACTTATCAACCTTTTGCATCAATTCTTGATTGCTCTGATACGGATACATCAAATTAATATTAGGGTCATCACCCATATTGGTAAGCATTCCCATCTTATACATCTTGGCAAGGTCGCCGAGTACAGGATTGGAAACACCATCCATCTTTTTGTTATCAACGCCCGGAACAATCCTTTCGGTGCCATCAGTCCGGACAACGTAACCGTCCCGCCCTGGCAGGTCAGGTTGGCCAAGCGACTTACCAATATGTTCGGTTCCTTCGAAAAACAGCGGAAGGTTCTGGAGCACTTGAGTCAATAATGTGATATCACGTATTGTGCTGGCTAAAGGAGACTTATCCCCCTGCTGGACTTTCTGATTAAAAGTATTTATCCCGGTGATAATTAATTCAATATTCGCCTGCCGCCTAATTTGGCGTTCCCGTTCTCTTTCCGCTTCAGCTTGCTTTCTTTGTTCAAATGCAAGGTTTTCCTCGGCGTCCTCACTGCCTTTTTGAGCTAAGGCCCGAAATGCATCCTCTCTTTTTTTGGATGCATTTATTTCTTTGTCGATTAATTTAATTCTTTCGTCAAAAGCCTTGCGTTGAATATTGGCTATGGCATTTACGGTATCAACCGCATCTTGAATTCTTTTCTTTTTTAATTCGGCAGCTTCATCATCCTTAATCTTTTGTTGTTCAGCAGCCTCATCCGATGCCACTTTTTCAGCATCCCGGAATTTCTGTCGAATATCAGAAATATCTTTTTCAGCCTTAGTAATAATTAAAATCCGTTCGTCCTCTGTCAAGTCTAAATTCTCAAGGTCTTTGTTTCTTTGTCGGATAACCGCAGCGACCTGATCTTCCTCTGTAAATGCAATAAACTTAGCTAAGTCAATACGAGCCTTACGTGCATTTTCAGCCCTTCGATCGTCATTGGCTTGTAATTCCAAGAACCGTTTCAAATTAGCCTCGTCCTCTTTGACTCTTAATTTTTCACGCTTAATCCTTGCCTTTTTCTCTTCGTCAGTTTCACCAGAAGGAGGGATCAGCCTTAATTGTGCTTCGGCTGCCTTCTTTAAAATCTGAAGCCGTTTAGCGTTCTCTATACTTATAGATTTAGTAAACCCTTCTAAGTTTTTTACTTGAGCGTCGACAGTCAGGTTAGCCTGTAATACTTCATTATTACGCCTTAATCTGGCAGTAATTTCAAGCCTACGGGATACTTTTAAATCAGCCTCCAATAACTCAGTATTAAGCCTTATATTTTCATTTAATAGATTCTCTCTTAATCTACGTATAGGTTCAGCGACAGACTGTTCTTGTTTTAAGATTGCTGCATTTTTCCTTGAGTTCTCATCTATCCGAGTATCTATATCAGCAATAAAATCTTTTAATTGTTTTTTACTTAGCTTAGAAACTGTCCTGCCTCTCGCTTCAAGTTCCGCGATATCATCAAGTAATTTCTGCCCCTCTTTAACAGCCTCATTTAATTCCTTTTGCGATTCGGTCGCCTCGTCTGCAGAATCAGAAAAGAAACCAAAGGCAACGGCAGCGGCAGTTAAAGCACCAATCAGTAATCCGATAGGGTTCAGCTTGGTTACCTTATTGAATAGCCTCATTAAAACCGTTCCGATCTTAATCCCTCCGTTAAATAATGTTTGAGCAGCAGCAGCAGCCCTTAGAGTAATCGCGTGAATCTTAGCCGCTAAGCTCACTACAATCAACACGGTTTTAAATGCAATGAATCCAGCCACAAGTGACCCAATTACCTTTAGTATAGTTACTAAGTTCTTAGCCAAAAACTGAACAGCCCTTCGTAGTCCCCCAGTAATAACCCCTGTGCCATCGTTCAGGGAAAGTATAAACCCCTCCCAAGCCGAAGTAAGTAATTGTATAGATCCATCTAAAGTATCGAGTTGTTCTTCAGCAACCCTTTCGGCGGCACCCCCGGCATTTGCGATAGATTCCGCAAGCTCCTCAGTTGCCGCAATATTAGCTGAAAGAACAGTTGCAGATACGGCAGCACGTTTACCGAACTCATCTGTAGCGGAGGTTAACTTATCCTGCTCATTTACTATTTTAGAAAGTATTTCTTCGTAGTTTAATCCCTGTTTTGCACTCTCGATAAAGATATTCCTAAGTGCTGTCGACGAAGAACTTGCGTCGATACCAGCATCGGAAAGCTTACCTAATAACGCCAGTAATTTATTAAACGGAACCCCGGCAGCGTTTGCAGCACCCGCAACAATTGGCAGAGACGTATTAAGTTTCTCGAAATTTAGTGCACTACTCTGAGTTGCTACTGTAAGTTGATCTAATATCTCGGGAGCATTAACGGCTGAAAAATCATCAAAGGTATTTACGATAGCACCCGTAAGCTCGGCAGTTTCTTCCAGTCCAGCGTTTAGGGCAATAGATCCGTTAATAGTCGGTTCAGTTAAGGCAAGTACTTGTTCCTGGGAAAACCCCAACCTTGAAAATGCTATCTGTAATTTATTGACATCTGTGGCGGTTTTAGTGGTAACGGACCCCAACCTTAGAGCGTCCTCCGTAAGTGGCCTAATCTCGTCTCTGGTCTTTCCTAGTACCCCGGCAAGCTCGGCGTTAGCTTTCTCGAAAGTCCTTACGGTTTCGGTTGCATTCCTGAATAATCTAAATGCACCAAATAGACCACCTGTAATTCCGGCCGCCTGAGCAACTGAAATTAATCTGGCTCTCGCATTCCCAAGAGCAATTGAATACCTGCCCACATCTCTTCGTCCATCCCTGGCGGCAGTATTTATATTTCTTAATCTATTATCTAATTGCAAGAAAATTTTCGACGCTTTCTTTGCCTGAGTTGAATTGACCCCAAATTCAGCAGCAAGCTTCTTGAAATTATTTTGAGCCTCGTTAGTTTCCTTTACTAATCTATCGTATGAATTTACAAGCCCTAAGGTTTCTTTGGCTAAATTCTTGTTGATTTTCCGCTGTTCGGTTAACTGGACCTTAAGCTGTTCATTTTGCTGAATCTGATCTGAATTAGCCTGCTTTAATCTTTCTCTTAATTTAAGTTCCTCCTGTTTAGTTTTATTCAGAGTATCGGAGGCAACCTTGGCCTGTTTCTCAGCCTTAGTAAAATCATCCAGATCTTTTTTTGTTTTCGGAAGGGCTCCAGCTCCAAAAGCTGACTTCAAAGTCTTGCCTAAATTTGTAAATTCAGTATTGAGTTGCTGTACAAGCGGAAGTAAAATCTGTATATTCTTGAGGGGATTACCCCCAAAAAGATCACCACCAAATAATTCATTATTATCTATCTGATCTGACACTTGCCGGCTTTTTACTTAATATTTCAATATACTGATATACTTTCTTTGTACTAATTAAGTTTTCATTTAGTGTAAATTTTAATCGAATTTCCAAAGAAGGTATTACTTCGTCAAATTTAATCTTTTCTCCGGACTCCTCCATTTCCTTCAACTCGGCTTCCTTCTGCTCGATAAAATTGAGAATCTTCCTGTCTTGTTCGATTAGGAACTCAAGTCGCATTTCATGGATTTCCATTCTTAACCGGATCCATTTAGTATAATCTTCTGTCTGACCATGCTCTCTAAAGTATTGATCCTCGAGAAGCGCCCAGGCATCAGCAAGCTTAGAATTGGAGAACTGATTACCATTTTTTGATAACAAGGATAGCTCTCCGGTTTCCTGGATCTTGACCCATATTATCCATGGTAATTCTTCCAGGGTAGAATATAAATCACGCGGCAAGTAATCTCCTGATAACCTCCGCTTTGAACTTCGGCCTAATAAGCTCAATAAGAATTTTTTTACTTTCATTTTGTAATCCTATTATATTTTGACCCCAGTCGATCTTTAGATCGCGCCCGTCTTTTACAGTGTCCGCTTCTATTCTAAAACCACCAAGGAAAGGAACAACCTTGAATGAGCCGTAAAAATCGCCACTATCAAATAATGTAATCCTATCGAATGGTAGGCCCCTTTCCCTTTTTCCTAAGAATCCACCAGGACCCGGTAACCCCTCAATTGTTACCGGTGAATATGGACCGCCAATGGACTCAAGCGTTGCCCCTATAGAATCCTCCCCCTTATCAAATAATTGGTTCTGAGTATTTAATTCGATAATAAGATTTTGAACATCGTCTTGTTGATAAATCCCTATAGCGATTTGGTCAACGTTCAATTTTAAAAATGCTTTAAGTAGTCGAATTAATCTTTTCATAACAAAAAAGGGAGACCAGAAGCCTCCCTTTAAACCATCATTATAACTAATACAAAATACTATTTACCAGCGGCAGTTTCTTTTTCGGCAGCCTTGTCAGCGGCTTTCTGTGTTTTCTCAGCAGCTTTTTTCTCAGCAGCTAGACGTTTTTCCTCCTTGGGAATTTCCTTCTGGATCTTCTCAAAAGTTTCTTTTCGAGGAAAAGGTAATTCTGTTTTCTTATACATAGCCTCGAATTTTTCAAAGCTCATGCCCTTGAATGCAAGGATTCGGAAGTCTGTTCCATTAATTTTCATAACACTATCAGTTTTTAAATGGTTGTAAAGCTTCCCAAACTGCTTGAGGATCCAGCGTCATGCCTTTATCCTTTAGAGCTTTGGTCAGCGTTTTAATTGTTTTAAATTTTACCCATTGAGATATTCTTATCTCAGCAGTTCCGACCGTTATAAATTCCTGCACTAAGGTTACGGTATAAGAATATCCAATTTTTGCAACGACTCAGCGTCATCAAATCCCTTAACAGTAGTCTTAAGAGTAAGTCTTAATACATCTCCTGTGGTTGCAAGAGGGAAAACAACCTGATAAGTTCCGTCCGGATTTTCCGTAACAGATGTAATTACAATCACGCCTGGAGTCGGAGTGATTTCATTTAAATCAAAATCCGGTTCCAAAAATCCTTTAAGCGGATTCCTTTTAGGAAGTCCTCCGAATATAGATGAAAGCTCAAGTTTGAAATCTGTAGTCGAAATAGATCCGGCAACAATTGAAGCAAGAATATCAAACAACCCTTGTATTTTAAGAAGGTCTGCAGTGATATCCTCTTGCTTGATGAATCTAAGGTTTTCATCTCTCTCTTTAGGATCGAAAAAGAATTTAGTTCTTACTCTCTGGATAATCGGGGCCGAAGTTGTATCAACAAGAATATTTGATAGAGTCCTTTCGTCAGCCCTGATTGGGGCAAGTAGACCGTCAGGCTGAACCATTCCGATTAAGTTACCGGCCAAGTCAACTCCGAAGTAAGAGAATTTTTTACATTTCCATTGATTCATTTGGCCAATGTACTCAGGGCCATGCTTAAGAAGATCAAACATAACCGATTTGGCTCCCTGCTCTGCATTAACATCAACGTTGTCGATTGTTTCAGTTAAGTCCTCAGCTCTCAACTGTTCAACAGTGGAAATGTTCATTATTGGAAACCATCTTTTTAAAATATCAACGTTATTTATTTTTGCATCGACGAAGGCCTGATCGATTGTAACGCTTGGATCAACGGTGTTTACCGCGCCTGAAGCATCAAGGTATTCGACTGCAATTATTCCGAAAAGTCTATCGAATATTGATTGGCAATTGGATTGTCCTGTGTTTCCAGTTCCTCCACATAAACATAATTCTGCAGCCATAATTTTTTATTTAGGATTTAGATAATCGTTTTACAAATATATAATTTTTCTTTTATGCAAATGAAATTAATTTTTTTTAAGCAATAGTTCCCACATTTTCACAACCTGAATAATAGGTTGCATCAACATCAACTTTCACCACATGAAATTTACTCATGTCGTCAAAGTCTACGAGATTATTCAAATTAAGTTCTGCATAGACATTTCTTATTCCGGTTACCATGGTGATATCTTTATCACGCATCGGCGGGAAAGCCTTAACCGCATTTAGGATATCAAAATTCATTTCCTCATCAGCCCTGTGATCAATTAACGGATAAAGCTTGTCCAGTTTGCCTTGAAAGATTATTGATATTCTCTGAGTAATAATTTCAAGATCATCTGTCCTGGTATCGTCGGCAAGGAAAAAGGATGTTACATTAAACTCATCATTAAACAATATATCCTTGTACTCCCCATCAGCAGTGTAAATCTCAGGGATCATTAAGCCGTTCTTTGGATTCTTATAAGCCCTGTGAAAGCTTTCATACTTTGTCCAAGGAACTTTGATATCATCAGTTGTCAGGAAGTTAAACAGGCTGATCTGCATTGAATTTAAAAATACATCCAATCCGACTGGGTCCGTTTTTAATACCGTGGCCATTCTTATGCAGCTATTTTACCCATTGTTCCTATTTGGTGAAGACCACCACCTGACATATCCCCCATAAGGATATAAGTATTCATGTCATCCAATCCGCTTAATGCCGCATCATTATTATCAGACATATCAAATGATGAATCAAAAGTTACTACTGCTCCGGCCGTTTTAATTATACACATTAGTTGTAATTTCGCATGCATATCAAAGTTTACGGCAGTAATTGTAACCGCAGCAACATTAATATTAAGACACAGGTTAACTATAGATGTTTTAAGGTTATTGTAATCTATGGTATAAGTTGACCCTGTAATAGTAACGATCTCCGAGGTTACTTGTTGTTTGCCTATTTCTCTCATTACGTTGCCTCCTGATAAGTTATTGTTGTAGTTTTTCCGGTCTCCATGACAAACCTAATCTTGTCTGCACCTGATTCAGCAACAGGAAATATGAAAGTAATTCCTTTATCGATTAAGATATCTTCCTCAAACACAGGGAGAAAATCACCAAATAAGAAGTATGATCGCTCTCCATTAATGTCGTTAGAAATTCTTACAACCTTTCTATCTGGATTGGCGGCGATATTAATTGTACCTGTATCATTAGGGCTTATCTGAGCCTTAGCACTCCAAACAGCAGGAGCATCAGCCCCAAGCGATAAGATTGCAATTGCATCGGCCTTCTCTTCAATGTCTGCTCCGGCAGGAAGAGTTATATCAGCGAACTCAAACCTAGCAAATTGCTTAAGTTGGTGATACAGGACTAAATTTGTGCTCTCTACTTTAATAAGCACATCGTCGATTGGATAATATTCAATGGTACCGCCTTCATCAACTTTTATCGTACCGCCTTTTTTTGTGATTTCTACTGCCATGATAATAATTTATACTGATTCGATTTTTATTTCAATAGGATCATCCCCTCCGGATATTTCTCTATCAAATGTTTTCTCTAATTGTTTAACAGCCAGCTTACGCTCCCTTTGGAACTTCCTTGCTGCAGTGTTAGTTGTTAAATCTTTTGTTTCGGTAATCAATAGATTATCATTCATCTGGATCCGCTGTTGCCGGTTACTCCGGTTATTGGCATTTCTCAAATATACCTGCAGGGCTTCAAGTTCGAATGTTGCCTGGATGAAACTTGCGAAATAAACGAAGTTATCTCTTACATAGATGTCAGAGTCCAGAAAAGCTGAGATATTGAAATTAAGACCATTCCCAACACTGTTAAGAGTATAATTGGCGTCCTCGGCTGTTGACCCTTGACCCGTTACTGTATAGGCTACAAAGCCATCGAATTTCAACGGATCTATAAATGAGCTATTGGTAAATACGTCCTGGGAAGCAAATGCAAGTATGAATCTCCCCTTACCAAATAATATCTTATTAGTTATGGGCTGGAATACCAACCGGCCATCTATATTGGTCGTTAATGATATGGTATCTATTAACACTCCCTGGTTAATAACGAATAAATCAACCGGTCCCACAACGGGAGCCTGAAGAGCTATTTCGTTGATCTTAATAGCTACATAATCCGATCCTTTAGGCTCGAATGCCATCCCACTGAAGTCCCCGGATAATACAACCTTAACGTCTTTAACCACATCGCCAACACTATACAAGTATTGGTTGTCCACTAGGCGTTGGGTTAACTTAAGCTCGGCCTGTACTTTGTCCTGAACTTTAAAAATAAATGTCTTTAATCGTAATGATTCGATATTTGTCTCGAGCCAGAATGCGGAGGGAGTAGCCGGAGTATTACCGATATTTCCTGCAGCAATTGATTTGAAGATTTTACCGCCTGAAGTAACGATGTCGGTTTTGATCCTGCTGTCTTCAAATTTTCCGTAGGTGGTACCTGCAACATACGCTGCGAATGTAAAATCTAAATTGGGTAGGAAGTGTAGAAGATTATCAATAGTAACGCTTTCATGTACTCCACTGTTGAAATACATGCCGCTATCAGGAACAGAGGTTAACTCTGAATCCAATGCAACATTACTAGTGAAATCCTCTACAAATCCGAGAATCATCTGCTTACGCTTCTGACGCCCAAATACCTACACCATCCTTGATGAACCAACCTCCGGCACCAGCAATAAGGGTACATCGGTCCCCTTTGTTTGCGGTTGCTTTTGTATTGATCCAATCCTTATCAACCACACCACCTGCAACCACATCAGCGGCAGCATTGGCTATTGATCCGAATACCGCATCAGCAGCAGCAGGAGAAACAGTAACGATATTGTTACCGTCTGCGCCTGAGTTGATCAGCGTATATTCAAGACCCGGTTTAGCGGATGGAAGAGTTATTACTCATGCGTCCGTGGCAATATAAATAGTCTTGCCTGACTCATCATCCCTTAACGTTTTGTTCGCGGTGATGATCTCTGTGTCATCTACGATACCCTTTTTTT